ATCCGTGGCATCAACAGCAAGATCCGAGGTGGAGAAGTTCAACACACAGGTGTTGTACCATTTCTCAAAAAGTTTGAGGCAACTGTCCGATGCTGCACTCAGAATGGCATACGGGGTGGATCCGCAACGGTCCACTTCCCAATCTGGCACCAGGAAATAGAAGATATTTTAGTTCTTAAGAACAATAAAGGAACCGAAGATAATCGTGTTCGCAAATTAGATTATTCTATTCAAATCAGCAAACTCTTCTATGAACGATTCATCGCAGATTCAGAAGTTTCACTCTTCTCACCGCACAATGTTCCTGGTTTGTATGATGCTTTTGGCACTGATCGATTTGACGAGTTATATGTGGCTTACGAACGAGATGCATCTATTCCAAGAAAGACTATCCGAGCTCAAGAACTCATTTTGGATCTTCTGAAAGAACGTGCTGAGACTGGTAGAATCTATATCATGAATATTGATCACTGCAACTCTCATAGTTCTTTCAAAGACAAAGTTGAAATGAGTAATCTCTGTCAAGAAATTACTTTGCCAACATATCCAATTCAACATATTGATGATGAAAATGGTGAAATTGCATTGTGTATTTTGTCAGCAATTAATGTGGGTAAAGTAAAGTCTGATGATGAACTTGAAGAACTTTGTGATCTTTCAGTTCGTGGTCTAGATGAATTGATTGACTATCAAAAGTATCCTGTACGTGCCGCAGAACTTGCTACAAGGGCACGTAGATCCCTTGGAGTGGGTTTCATTGGACTTGCCCATTATCTTGCTAAGTTGGGGTACAAATATGATTCTCAGGAAGCCTGGGATGCTGTTCATGGACTTTCCGAATCGTTCCAATATTATCTTCTTAAGGCATCCAATGAACTAGCTAAAGAAAAGGGACACTGCGAATATTTTGGTCGTACTAAGTATGCTGATGGAATTTTGCCAATCGATACTTATAAAACAGATGTAGATGAAATTTCTTCCGTTACACTTCAGCATGATTGGGAAAGTCTTAGAGCATCTATTTTGGAGCACGGTCTCCGACACAGCACACTGTCCGCACAGATGCCATCGGAGAGCAGTTCCGTTGTGTCAAATGCGACCAATGGAATCGAACCACCTCGGGGATATTTGTCCATTAAGAAATCGAAAAAGGGTCCTCTTAAGCAAATTGTTCCACAATATGCTACATTGAAGAATCACTACACATTACTTTGGGATATGAAGAGTAATGAAGGTTACATTAAAATTGTTGCAATGATGCAAAAATTCTTTGATCAAGCAATTTCTGGTAACTGGAGTTACAATCCTGAAAATTATACAGACAATGAGGTGCCAGTTTCAGTTATGGCAAATGACTTTTTGACTACATACAAGTACGGATGGAAAACTTCTTACTATCAAAATACTTACGATATTAAGACCGATGAAGTGATGGAAGAAAAGAAATCCGAATTGGAAAATCTAATTAATGAGTTAAGTTCAGTAGAGGAGGGAGAATGTGAATCCTGTGCAGTTTAAAATTTCTTCTACGGAAGAAACCACTTCAATTAAAGGAATGACAGTTTTTAATACTGAGAAAGTTGATACCAAAAAGCAACCAATGTTTTTTGGCAAACCCCTTGGGATTCAAAGATATGATTCATACAAATATCCCGTATTCGATAAACTGACTACTCAGCAACTTGGATACTTCTGGAGACCCGAAGAGGTGTCTCTCCAGAAGGATCGTGGAGATTATCAAACTCTACGTCCTGAGCAGAAGCATATCTATACTTCTAATTTGAAGTATCAGATCATGCTTGATTCTGTTCAGGGACGTGGACCTGGAATGGCATTTATTCCTTATTGTTCTTTGCCAGAACTTGAAGCATGTATGGAAGTATGGGGATTTATGGAGATGATCCATAGTCGTTCATACACTTATATTATCAAGAATGTGTACTCAGATCCTTCTGATGTATTTGATACTATCATCACTGATAATCGCATTCTCGATCGTGCTAAGAGTGTGACTGAATCGTATGATGACTTTATTCAATCAGCACAATCTTATGGTGCATCTGATACTTGGATGCACAATCTTGAAGGAGTTTCATACGCAAAAGAAACAATCAATGATGTTAAACGAAAACTCTATAGAGCAGTCGCAAACGTTAACATTCTTGAAGGTATTAGGTTCTACGTTAGCTTTGCTTGTTCTTTCGCATTCGGTGAACTTAAGCTTATGGAAGGATCAGCTAAGATCATCTCTCTTATTGCAAGAGACGAAAACCAACACCTAGCAATTACTCAGAACATTCTGAATAAGTGGCGTGATGGTGATGATCCAGAAATGAAGCAGATTATGAAAGAAGAAGAAGAATGGACTTATGCAATGTTTGATCGTGCCGTAAATGAAGAAAAGAGATGGGCAGATTATCTGTTCAAAGATGGAAGCATGATTGGACTTAATGACAAACTTCTTCAGCAATACATAGAATGGATTGCAAATAGAAGACTTAAATCAATTGGGTTAAAGCCCCAATACGACATTTCAGCAAACAATAACCCACTTCCTTGGACTCAGCACTGGATTTCTTCCAAAGGTCTTCAGGTTGCTCCCCAGGAAACTGAGGTAGAATCATACGTAGTTGGCGGAATCAAACAAGATGTTACCAAAAATACTTTCTCAGGATTCAAACTATGATGAGTGGTGTGAACAAGAAATTATGAATGCTTATCGAGAAGCAGCCGAATGTGATGAATATTTGTTTGGTGATTATGATTATGAAAAAGAATGGATTGTAGGTATAACCACTTAAGTATTATAGATAGAGGAGATCACACTCCTCTTTTTTTATGATTGGACTTACGGACATATTCACACTTAAAGCAAGATTGGACAAACTAAAACACAAAATAGATGATGAGGAAGCAACCCCTTACGAGAAGTATCTTGCTCATAAATATCTGAGCAAAGCAATAGATTATGTGAATGAGTTGCAGTTATACTAATCCATGGCACTATAATGACAAAGTTTTTGAGTCTGATGATATTGGGGATAACTTTGGTTTTGTTTATCTTATTACCAATAAGTCCAACTCACGACAGTACATTGGTAGAAAATATTTTTGGTCATTCAGAACGCCAAAGGGAAAAAAACGCAAAGTAAAATCGGAATCTGATTGGAAAAACTATTATGGGTCTTGTCCGGAACTTAAAGAAGATATTGACAGAATCGGGAAAGATAATTTTACAAGGACTATTATTTCATTACATAAAACAAAGGGCAAAACAAACTTCGAAGAGACGAGACAACTCTTCAACAACAATGTACTCACAGAAAGCCTTGACAACGGAGTGCCAGCCTTCTACAATAGCAACATCCTCAACAGGTACTTCCGAAAAGATTACTATGGAAACACAGATTGAGCCGGTGCCTCATGTGAGGGAGTGGTGTATCGATCGAATCCATCACCTTGCAGATCATGGTGGAATGGAAGATCAACTTAATGCTCTTGCGATTGCTTCTGAGTTTGATGAGTGGATTAATATTCCCGAAGGGACTCAAGAACTTGATTATCTTTGTCTGGAAGAAGAAGGATGGGGAGATCAAGAAGTTGATATTCGGTAAACCAAACTGTTGACAATTCATAAATATTAACTTAATATGTAAAATCCACTCCAAAAGGGTGGATTTTTCATTATGAGACTTTGAGTGACAATTAGAGCCGTGGAAGGTGCCCTTTGAGAAAAGGGTGTACCCCCCTTCTATACGGATGTAGAGTTCAATTAATTTTAGTGCAAAACTTCTTTACTGTAGCCCTGCCCCTTCTGGCAACGGTTACAACCAGTACGGCATCACTGCCTTTCTCTAGTTATAAACTGCAAGGTCCTCCTCCCCCAGTGGAGACAAAACCTTTCTCTATTATTAAAGAGTTTGAACCAGAGACGACAGCAATCCGCGAGGTTGCACCAAAGCCAAAAGAGATAAGGCTAATTTGTAAAGGGTGTAATGAGAATGAAAATGCCGCACTTGCATTCTTGCAAGATGAAGGTATTACTGACAGAAACGCCCTTGCTACTATCATGGGCAATATCAAGCAGGAAAGTAATTTCCATGCTAATATTTGCGAAGGTGGTAGTAGGATCACATACAATGCCTGCCGTTGGGGTGGGTATGGTTTGATCCAATGGACATCTGCCAATCGTTATCATGGACTGGGTGAATTTGCTAGGAAGTATGGTGGTAATGCATCATCACTTCAGACGCAACTTCGTTATCTTACGAATGAAGTTCAATGGCAAAGAATTGCTGATAGGATGAAAACTCCTGGTAAGTCCATCAATTCTTACATGAACTATGCGTATAGTTGGATTGGTTGGGGCATTCATGGTGCCCGCACTTCATATGCTCATGATTATGCTAACCGACTGATCAAGGTAGAGGTTTGATACAATTAAATATAACAACAGAATAATAAATAGGGGAGAGCGGTTGCTACTCCTCTTTTTTTATGTTTAATTTTAACTTCGGAAAGAAGAAACCAGATAAGAAGAAGATAATCATTATAAGCGTCATACTCGGTGGTATTGTAGCAACCCTCTCCCAATGCACAGGAGTGTCTCAGAATGCCCTGTGGGACCTTCTAGACGAGGCTCAGAGGACTTTATTCCCTCAGACCATTATCAACGATATTCTGCTCCAGGACCCTGCTGTAATTGAGAGGAGAGTTGAGAGGGACGTGGATAAGGCAATAAGAGACTATGAACGCTTGACAGAGGGTTCTAATGGCAGTAGAGTACCTTTGCCACGGTTGATAGAGAAAGCTCCAGATAGCTCTGAGGCTCAAAAACTATTAGGAGGTGAAATGAGGTTATGTGCTCCATGGGTTGACAACTGCTCTGAGGAGTAGTACAATATAAAGGTTAAGGGCAAGTAGCATAATGGATAATGCAGCATCCTTCTAAGATGTCGATTGGGGGTTCGAGTCCCTCCTTGCCTGCCTTGTCGATGTGGCGGAATTGGTAGACGCGCTGGGTTTAGGTTCCAGTAGATTAATCTGTGAAGGTTCAAGTCCTTTCATCGACACTTGACAATTAAATCTTTTATAGATATAATTGTCTCATAAGCGGAGTTAGTTCAGCGGTAGAACGCTATCCTTCCAAGTTAGATGTCGTCGGTTCGATTCCGATACTCCGCTCTTGGAACATTGACGGATGTTCCATAGGGTGTGACAGAATAACCTACGTGGTCAAGCACGGGGTAATGTATATTAGGACAGGGGTGATACCCGCCATGTGACTGGGAGACCAGAGACATGAGAATCCACTATCAAGGAGTCCGAGAGTGCTA